GTTACAGGTTTCACCAGCGCAGACTATCGGTGCAAATCCGACGCCAGGGAAACCAAGCCGTAATCCCCCTACACGGTCGAGCGTGGTGGAAGGCCGCGCAGCCCATAGGCCGATGATGGTCTGTCAGTGATGCAGATTCCGGGGCCAGCGTTTCTAACGCTGGCCCTTTTTTGTTGTCTAAGGTGTTGAAATGGCGCAACCTGGCGAAGAAAGCACGAAAGTTATACAATCCCTCGCCGACCTGGAACTCGACGAAAACAACGCGAATCTAGGGACGGAGCGGGGGATGTGGACGTTGCAAGAGAGCGTGATCCGCTTTGGCGTGGGACGCGGGGTGGTGGTGGATCGACGCGGACGGGTGATCGGCGGTAACAAAACCACGGAGACGCTGAGCAAGCTCAATCCGGGTGTGAAGCTGGTGGTGGTGCCGAGCGACGGCGATACGCTGGTGGTGACGCAGCGCACAGATTTGGACCTGGTCGAAGATCCGGCAGCGAGGGAACTGGCCTTTGCCGATAATCGGGTAGGAGAGCTGAACCTGGCGTGGGATGCGCAGCAGATCGCGGCGGGGATGGAGGCCGGGCTGGATTTAGCGGCGTTTTTCCGGCAGGGTGAGCTAGACGATCTGGCGCTTCCAGAGGACGCGCTGACCGGGAAGAAGAAAAGCTCAGAGGCCGCCGACCTGGTCCCGGAGATGGAGGTGCAGCCATTTGAGCATTACGATTATGTGATGCTCGTTTTCAGGAATACGTGGGATTGGGCGCGCGCGGTGGATGTGTTGGACATCGAACCGCGCGCGTTTGCGTTTACGTCCAGCAAGGGGGAGAAGCACCGGAAGATCGGGTTGTGCCGGGTGCTGGAAGGGACAGCGTTTCTAAAAAAGGTGGAGCAATGGAAATCAGCGTCGTGATTCTCAGCCACGAGGATATGCGCCGGGCGGTAACAAAGTATTTGTGCGATGTGCTGGATGGACAGGTGCAGGTCAACAGTATCAGGACACTGAAAGGGCAACGTGGTTTTGCCGTCGATCTGGCGATTTTCGAGCCTCCTGAAGGGGATGTTGATGCGAGTCGTTATCCCATCGCGGAAGAGGGTTGAGGCGTGCGGGCACGTGCTACGGATGTTTCCAGGGGCGTTGGTGGTGGTCCACGAGGACGAGGCGGACGATTATACCGCCCTCGGCGCGGAGCTGCTGGCGCATCCGCCAGAGGTGGCCGGGATTGCGCCGCTGAAGAACTGGATTTTGGACAATGTGCCGGACGAGACAGTGTTCATCGTGGACGACGACATCAGCGCGCTGAAGGCGATGGCGGGCCGGGCGACGGCCAGCGCGGTGATCCGCGATCCGGTAGCGATCCGGCAGCTCGTGGAGAACGCAGAACAGGGGGCGCGGACCCTGGGGACACCCGTGTTTGGCTTCAATCAGAATGGTGGGGACGTGCGCAAGTTCAAAAATCAGGACCCGTTCGGCTTCAGTGGTTGGGTGGGTGGCGCGATGGGGATCATTGGACGGGAACTACGTTTCGACTCCCAGTTGAAGTTGCGGGCAGACATTGATTTCTGCTTGCAGGCGCAACTCAAGTATCGCTGCATCTTCGCGGATTTGCGGTTCGCTTTCGTCGAGCAGCGGTTCAACAATACAGGCGGCAACGCGGGGATGCGCAGTGCGGAACGAAATCAGCGCGAGTTGGCATATCTGCGGCAGAAGTGGGGGAAGTGGTTGAGTGTGGTCGAGGGCAAGGGGACGGTGATGCTCAAGGTTCATGTCAACCGCAGGCAAAATCTCGTGATGATTTCGTGATTGACAAGGGGTGTGACCCTGTGAGAGAGTGAGCGTACATTCAATCACAGGAGGCGATGATGAGTTACAGACCTTTTACACAGAACGGGTATCCGTTGGACGAGATTATCAGCGCGCTGCAGAAGGACATCCGGCGCGGGAATGAGGAGCAGGCGCTTTACTGGTGCTTGGAGATGGTTCCGCGCTTCGAAGCGTATCTGTGGCGGCGGTTGCTGGTGATCTGCAATGAGGATATCGGCATTGCAAATCCAGACATTCTGACGCAGATCGCGGCGTTACGCGGGCAGTTCTTCGAGTTCCGCGACGAGGGGAAGGATGGGACGTGCCGGCTGATCCTGGCGAATGCGATGCTGCTGATGTGCCGGTCGCCGAAGGCGCGCACGGCGGACCACCTGCAACGGGTGGTGACGCAGCAGTGGATGGATGAGGCGATGCAGGGACGGCGAGGGATTCCCGATTACGCGCTCGACAAGCATACGCGCCGGGGGAAGGCGCTGGAACGCGGTTTCGATGACTGGCTAGACGTGGGGTGCCAATTAGCCAATCCCGGTGAAGTGGACGATCCGTATCGGGAGCGCGCCGAGGCGCTGTGGCGAGCAGGAAAGAGCGACGCGCCGGCGTGGGGGAAGCGGAAGAAGGGGGGCGCAGAGCAGTTGAATTTGTTCGACTCGTGATGTATCACGAATAGTATATCAGGAATGATATAGTTTGCCTGTCAGAGAAGAAATTCCGGGGCTATCACCATAAACGGGTGGTAGCCCCTTTTTGTTTTTTAGCAACGGGAGGAATGTCATGAAAAAGATGTTGGTTGTTACGGCGGTTTTGATGTTGGTTTTTGTGTTGGTGAGTGGATGTGAGGCGACACCAGGGGTTAGCCCGTTGGAGATTCCGGGGATTCCAGGCGGAGGGCTGGGTAGCGGAGACGTAGATGTGCCGACGTTGCCGGATGTCCTGGAAATGCTGGCCGGCCCAACCGGGTGGGTGATCCTGGGGGCTGTGCTTTCTGCGCTATTTGCAAAATGGGTCTGGTACAACAAGCAAGGTAACATTATCAAGCGCGGGCTGATTTTGGTGATATCGATGGGCATTGCTATCATCGCACGGGTGCTGGTGACGTATGTACCGGCGTGGTTCTGGGAGCAGACCGCAGTGTATTGGTACATTGTGGCCGGGGTCGCGTTATCGTGGTTGGGGTCGCAGGGGTGGTTCAGCACGGTCGTCAAACCGCAGCGGGAGAAGGAGCGCGTGTGGCGCGTGTTGGAGTAGGCGATGCCCGATTTGGTTATAGCTATTGTCAGTTCAATCCTGGGTGGAGGGATCGTCGCCGGGATCGCGGCGATGATTACTGCTCGGTCCACGGCGCGAAAGACGGACATGGAGCGCGCCATGATGCTAATCGACAAGCTTCAAGAAGACAATGGTACTCTGCGGAAAAATCTGTACAGGTTGGAAACTCAAAATGACCTGTTGCGCACCGGGATCATGATCTTGATCGATCAGTTGCAGCAAATGGGCGTGCAGCCACGTTGGACTCCTGCATTGGTGAGATTGAGTGAGGAAAAAGATGGCTGATCACATTGTACAACACGATGACCGGGTAATTCTGCGCGCGGATGCCGGGGCGGTGGAAGCGTCGTGTATCCGGTTTGTGGTAGAGGTGGTGCAGCCGGAGCCGCCGGCACCCGGGCCAGTGTGGGAGGATGTGTCAGCGACGTTTCCGACAAATCCGACGGCGCAAAACCCGTGGCAGTCACCGGGACGATGGGCGACGCGGACGCCAACCGGGATCACAGTGCATCACACCGGAACGAACGACGCTTATGCGTTGGCGCGCGTGTGCCTGGCAAAAGTGTACCTGGTGAATGGGGTACGACGAGTGGGATTACCGACCACGCAGTATCACGTTTTCGTACAGCAAGATGGCAGCGCGCTGTTGTGCGTGCCGTTGGAACAGGCCTTTTGGCATGACCATGCAGGATATCCCAATGCCCACGTGTCTGTGGGTATCGCGGGGTACTGGCACAAGACGCGCCCGCCGGTTGCTTTAATCGAAGGACTGGCGCGGGTGTGCGCGCAGTTAATGGGGACGTACAACATCCCTATTGCACGCGTGGTGGGGCATCGGGATCGGGCGCTGCCCAACGGAATTAGCACGGAGTGCCCGGGTTGGTATCCGGCGCCGTTGGGTAGTGGGTGGCGTGAGGATTTCTTCGCGGCGTTGGGGGTGCTGTTGGTATGAAGGTTGCAGTCTTTGGGATGGGGCACGTGGGGCTGGTGACGGCGGCGCTGCTGGCGGAGGTCGGGCACCAGGTCGTGGGGATTGATGTGGACCTCGGCAGGCTGACTATGCTGCGGCAGGGGATAATGCCGTTTTACGAGCCCGGGCTGGAAGAGATCGTGCGCGCGCAATTGGCGAGTGGTCGTTTGAATTTTACCGGCGAGGGCGTGGAAGCGGCCCAGCAGAGTGAGATAGTGTTGGTGTGTGTGGGCACGCCGAGCGATGCTCTGGGAAACGTTGATCTAAGCGCGGTATATAGGGTGTTGGAGACGATTGCCGAGGGATATGCTTGTCGGAATAATGCGTCTGTGGTGGTGTTACGGAGCACCGCGCCACCGGCAGCACTTGATAATCTAGTGGTATATCTCGATCGGAAAATCGGCGATCAGATACACGGATTCTGTGTGAATCCCGAATTTCTGCGGGAAGGGTCGGCGATAGCGGATTTCCGAAATCCTCCATTGGTGGTGATCGGCGCGGACGACGAGCAGGCCAGGTATAAGCTGCTAGAGCTGTATCTGCCGTTTATGGACCCCTTCTTTGGGTGGGAAGACGATCTCGTCGTGCGCACGGACTGCAAGACGGCGATGTTGATGAAGTACGTGTCGAACGCCTGGCACGCGCTGAAGGTGACGTTTGCGAACGAGATCGGGGATATCGCGACGGGGTTGGGGATCGATGCGGACATGGTGATGACGTTGATGACGCAGGACACGCAGCTCAATATCTCACCGGCGTATCTGCGACCGGGCGCGCCGTTTGGCGGCTCGTGTTTGCCGAAGGATTTGCGGGCGTTGTTGGCGATGGCGTGGGGCGACACACCTTCGGTGTTGCAGGCGGTGCTCCACAGTAACGATAAGCGGATGTGGCGCATCGTAGACCGGGCAATGGCAACCGGGGCGCGGAAGTTCGGCATTATTGGGGTGAGTTTCAAGGCAGGCACGGACGACGTGCGTGAAAGTCCGTGGATGATTATTGCAGCCCGTTTGACGCAGGGTGGGGGCGAGGTGCGCATGTACGATCCTGACGTGCGCGTGGATGCCTACGAGGTGTTGACCGACGATTTGGACGCGCTGTTACAGTGGGCGGAGTGTGTCATCGTCGGTAAGTCAGAGTTGCTGCCGCAGGAGGCGCCGTTGCCCCCCTGCGTCATTTATGGAGATGGTGGGTGCTCGTAGCCGGTGGATTCCACGGACGACATCAGACGGCTGCGGGTGGCCGCGTTATACCTGCGAGGATTGACGCCGCTCGAAATTCTCGCGGCGCTGAAGCAAGGCGGGCTGGGCGTCGATTTGGAAACCGTGTGTGCGGACATTGCTTTTTTGGAAGCTGTCTGGGCGACGGAGGTGCATGGAGAGACGGAGAAGCGCCAGGCGCGTTTGTTGGCGGAGTTGCGCGAGGCACGGCGAGCGGCGTGGGCAGCGGGGAAGTTCGACCTGGTGCTGAAGGGGCTGGCGCAGGAGGCCGAATTGTTGGAAAAAGGTCCCTCCGCACGTGCGGTGAAGCCGCTAAAGTTGTGATTCGCCATTTCGCGTATTCATACGGTGTAAACACCGATTGCGGATTGGCTTGGAAGTGTAGAAATCAAAACAACCACAGGACAACCAGGAAATGACGGTTTTAACGGCTAACGCGCATTATCCGGTGCTGGACGAGGAATTAGCGGCCAGGCTGAAAGCGGTGCGCGGGAGCGAGGCCGACAAGAAGCGATACACGGCGCTGTTATATGGGGTGGCGCGGGCCACGCCCGGTGTGCGCGAGGATTCGGTCTTCGACCGAGAGCGCGAGGATCGGGAACAGATATGCAACCGGTCGGTGTGGTACGCGAAGTGGAAGAAGCAACCGGCGATCCGCGCGGTGTGGGAGTACGTGGAAGAGCTGACGCGCACGTACCGGGAAGCGGAGACGTTGCGCATCGAGATGCAGGCGCAGCAGCTCCTGCGGCGCGCGCTGGCCGAGGGGCAGGTAGACGCCGTGGCGGGGCTGCGGCAGACGGCGCTCAGTGTAATAGATCAGGCAAACTGGCGCACAGAGGCTTCGAAGACGCTGCTGGCGTTAGGAAACGAAGAATTAGCGGCACGATTGGCTACGCTTCATTCGCGTGGTGTGCCGGTGGAGATTCCAGAGTTACCAAAACAGGTGGTAAAATTTGACGTTAGCGACCTCCCTGCTGAAATCTTGCGGGCTATCGCCTACGGAAGCGCAGATAGCGCAGTTGCAGACGGATGCGCGGAGAGCGTTAGCCCAGCAGAATCTGGTTGATTTTACGCGCTGGACGTATCCGCAGTATAAGGCGGATCCGGCGCACTGGTTGATTGCCAGGCACCTTGAAAAGGTTATACGCGGCGAAATCACGCGCTTGATGGTCTTCGCCCCGCCGCAGCATGGGAAAAGCGAGTTGGTGAGCGTGCGCTTTCCGGCGTTTTGGTTGGGGCAGCGGCCCGACGATCCGGTGATCCTCTCCAGCTATGGCGCGAGTTTGGCGGAGCGGCATAGCGCCGAAGCGCGCAGTTGTGTGGAGAGCGACGATTACGCTGAGCTTTTCCCTGGTGTGCAGACGCGGCAGGACAGCCGCTCGAAGCAGTTGTGGCGCATTGTAGGGAAGCGTGGCGGGATGCTGGCGGTGGGTGTGGGCGGGCCAGTCACGGGGCACGGAGCGTATCTGGGGATCATCGACGACCCGTTCGAGAACTGGAAGCAGGCGCAGAGCCTCACGGTGCGCAATCATGTATGGGATTGGTGGCGCGGCACATTCAGAACACGAATATGGGAGAACGGCGCGATCATTCTGGTGATGACCAGGTGGCACGAGGACGATCTGGCCGGGCGGCTGTTGAGCGAGCAGGGCGAGCGATGGACGATTTTGCGCTTACCGGCGCTGGCCGAGACGCAGAAGGAACGCGACGAAAGCCACGATCTGCTAGGGTTGCCGCAGGGGTTGCCTGATCCATTGGGACGCGAGGCCGGAGCTGCTCTATGCCCACGGAGATTTAGCGCGGCGGCGTTGGTAGAGATCCGGCGCGATGTAGGCGGGGTGGTGTGGAGCGCGGAGTACCAGGCCACGCCCCGGCAGCCAGAGGGTAACAAGTTCAAGCGCGAGTGGTTCGGTATCGTGGACGCAGTCCCGAAGGAAGCCAGGCGAGTACGGTATTGGGATAATGGCGGCAGCGATGGCAGCGGTGATTATACGACGGGCGTGCTGATGGCTGAATCCCAGGGGCAGTATTTCGTTGAGGACGTGGTGCGCGGGCAGTGGTCCGATCTGGCGCGGGAGCAGGTGAAGCGTCTGACCGCCGAAATGGATGGGCCGGAGGTCGAGATTTGGAACGAGCAGGAGCCGGGCAGCGGCGGGAAAGACAGCGCCAACGTGACCAAACGCAATCTGGCCGGGTTCAGCGTACATACGGAGATCGCCAGTGGGAGTAAGGAGGTGCGCGCGGGGCCGTTCGCGGCGCAGTGCGAGGCGCGGAATGTGTTTCTGAAGCGGGCGCACTGGAACGCGGCGTACATTAACGAGTTGTGCGCGTTCCCGAACGGGACGAACGACGACCAGGTGGATGGGAGCAGCGGGGGGTTTGGGAAGTTGGCGTTGGGCGTGGGGAGAGCGGCGAGTGCGCCGGGGAGAGTGGTGCAGTCGGTCGTGTAACAGGATTTACGGAATGGTAAGATTTGACTGTTAAACGGCTTTAATGGACGTTATCAAGCAGTAGACGGTAGACGGTAGACGGTAGACAGGGGTTTTAGGGCGTTGAAAAATGCCTGTTAATGCAGGAGGGGAGTATGGAAAAGAGAAAGGTGGAGAGAGGGACGGCGTTGGATGAGGCGAAGGGGAGCCTAGACTATGTGATGAATCAGATCAGGCGGCATTTCCGGGGGCAGTTCCCCTATGATGACACTGACACGGATTGGTTGTGGGTGCGGGAAATCTTTACCGATCACATCATCGTGGAAAGCGACAAGCTGGAACCGGAGGAGTTCTATTTCGTGGCGTACCGCCAGGAAGGGGAACGCTACGTGTTCACGGAACGGGAGGCGTGGGAGGTCGTGGAGTTGGCCTATGTGCCCCAGACGAACGAGTTGCAGGAGTCGCGCGCGGGGAAGGGGCGGAAGTTCACGGAGCATATTCCGGCAGCGGTACGGCTGCTGGATGAAAGCAAAGACGGCCAGAATACGAACGGGCCGTGGTTGGTCGAGGGGATCGGGGTGACTGCCGACGTGGTGAATGCCAACAGGCGGCGGTACCGAGGGCCGGTGCTGGAGGCGGCGCTGCGGCGGTTGCGCAGTCATCTGAACGAAAGCGCCGGGCAGGGGCGGCTCAGATTGGAGTCGCAGTCGGTGTTGACGGGGGAAGCGGATCATCCGACCTCAAAGGGAAATCGGCATCCACTGTTGCTGGAAACCGTGGTCAATTGGACCGGGGTAAGTTTCGACGGCGCGCACGCAAAGGTATCGGGCAAGCTGTTGGGCACCAGCAACGGGAAGGATGTGCGCGCCATGATGGAGGGCGGCGTTATTCCGGGGATCAGTCAGCGCGCTTATGGCGAGAGCATCGTTGTGGAGGAAGGCGGCCAGCAGATCGAGGAGGTGACCTGGTTGGAAATCACCGGCTATGATCTGACCGCGCCATACGAGCAGAGCGACCCGAACGCGGGCGTGACGCTGTTTGAGTCTAAAGATAAACAACACAAGTCAGGAGATGAGACGATGGAACTGGAAGAACTGAGAAAACAGTATCCTCATCTGGTGCGCCAGATCGAGGAGGAGCATGACGCGAAGAAACGCGAGCAATTGGAAGAGGCCCTCCAACGCAAGGCGGAGGAGGATGCACGCAAGGCGAAGATGCTGGCCGAGCACGATAAAAGTCTGCGGGGTTTGTTGGGGTTGAACGAGACCGCCGACATCACCGAGGCGATGCGCGCCCAGGCCGAGGAACTGCTGCGGCTGCGCGAAGAGAAGCGCGAGCGCGAGGTCGCCGAGTATATTGAGAGCCAGACCAAAGACCTGCCCTACAACGACGCGATGAAGCGCGCGTTCGTGGAGGCGGTGAAGGCGGCTACCCCCAAAAGTGTGGACGAGGCGAAGGCGTTCATCGTCGCCAAGCGCAGGGAGTACGACGCGATCCAGGCGCAACTGGTGCTGGAAAGCCGGGGTTTTGGCGCGGGGCGGGTGATGGGGCCGGTCCTCGAGAGCGAGCTGGGCATTCCGGCGTTTGCGCGCGCGGGATGGGCCTTGCAGGAGAGCCTGCAACATTCCGGGCTGCGGCGGTGGGATCATCGCAAGCCGGTGACGGCGGCTGAGGTTTTCGCAGTGAAGTACCTGGCGCGCTTTGATGAGGCGTACAAGGGGCAATTGCTGCGGGAGGCGAAGCTGTTCGAGGAAGCGGAGACCACGAGCGATCTGAATCTGCCCTACAGTGTCAGCCGGGCCATTGTGGCCGAGGCGATCCCGACGCTGATCGCGGCGGATGTGTTCTCCTTCGGCACTACGGACGTCAGCCCGTTCCGCCTGTACTACGAGGTTTTCTCGGGCGACACCGGATATGCCGGCACTTCGACCTCCGAAACCGTCGTGGCCGATCTGGATGATTGGGTGCAGATGGACTACAAGCGCATCACTCCGGGGACTGTGGTAGTGACCAACTCCGGCGTGACCGTCACCTACGTCGAGGGCAGCGATTACGTGATCGACTATGCAGGCGGGCGGTTGATGGCGCTTGCGACGATCACCAACGGGCAAAGCTTGCGGGCAACCTACAACTACACCGCGATCCGCAAGGGTGAGATGCAGCCGATCGAGCGCGCCGAGCTACAGCTCGTCTACAAGACTGTGGATGCCGCTGCCGACCGGCTGGCGCAGCAGATCAGCAACGAGGCGGTGGTCTTCAGCCGCTCGCAGCTCGGATGGGACGCAACGCAGCGCACGCTGTCCGCACTCGTCGAGCGGGTACGGCGCAAGATCGATCAGGGTGTGTTGTTCCTGGGCCTGAGCGCCGCGTTGAGCGTGGCTAACAACATCAGCGGGACGTGGACGGCGGCGACCGACTCGCTGGATGCGCTGGTAAAGTTGATTGGCCAGGCGTCGGTGAAGGTCCACAATCGTTACTACCAGCCGACAGGCCTGGTCGCCAGTGTGACCAACGCCGATCTGCTCTCCAACTGGAGCGGGTTCAAGCGTGACGGGTTCCCGGATGCAATCCTCAACGCTAACGGATTTGTGGGGCGCGTCAAGGGCCTGCCGCTGTTCGCCACCACGGAGTTCAGCGACGCCTACATCATGGTTGCCAACCGCGAGCTGGTGCAGCACTGGGTCTTCGATCCGATGAAGATCAAGGGGCCGTATCCTGACTACGACGTGAGCGGCGCGACGAGCAAGCTCATCGCGGCGGAGCAGTATTACGCCGAGGAGTACAACGTGACCGAAAGCACGGTGCCGCAGAAGGGGGCGTTGGTGAAGATCGCGTAGACGCGCCAGCAGACTGGCGTGGACGGTGTGGACGATGTAGACAGGGGGGGCGGGCCGAGGGGCGCGCTCCCCTTCAGAGCGAAAAAATCAGGAGATGAGAGGATGAAGACGAAACGGAAACCAGGTTTGTGGGTGATGTTGGTGGTGGTGGTGATGGGGTTACTGCTGGCCGGGAGCGTGGCCGCCAGTCAACCGGGTGAACCTCAGCCGGGCACGGTGCAGGGGTTGCGCGGGCCGTCGTTGTTCTGGGAGGGAGTGATTGCCGGTTCGGTGACGACGTATACCACATCACCCAGAACGCAGTTTGGAACGGACGTGAGCATGGTTTGGATGTATCACAGCGCGGACATCTTCGTGACGGCGGACATCACGCCGTCGGGCCGGATTACGGTGACGCCGCAGTTGAGCGTTGATCAGGTGAACTGGGCGGATGCAAAATACACTTACGTCGCGGACACGTTGTTGAGCACAACGACTGTGATCAGCACCAGTGGTGTGACCACGGCTACGACAACTACAGCAATGGATTCGGCGGTAACGGAGGCGACCTACCAGATCGTGATGACGGCGGATGGCACGGATTATCTGCGGATGCCGGTTGCGGGGCGCTATATACGTTTCAAGATAGAGCATAGCGACGTGGTGACGCCGACGATCAGTGTGTTGTTGCGGAACGATTAAGTAGACGGTAGACGGTAGACGGGGGGGGATTCCCTGTCTACCGTCGAGAGGAGGCGGTATGGCGACGGTCAAAATTTTACGGGAATGTGTGGTGCAGCATCAGCGGCGGATCCCGGGCGAGCTGGTGGTGATGGATGCGTATACGGCGCGGCGGTTGTCCGATGAAGACCCGGAGACGTTCGAGTGGGTGGATCGCCCGGTGAAGCAGTTCGTGGATGTGACGCCGGCAGCGCCGGTGGGTGAGGATGTAGCGAAGACGCCAGCACGGAAGCCAACGCGGGTACGGGGGAAGGTGGACGCTGTGGACGAGGTGGATGGCGTGGATGCGGAGGTGGGCGATGAATCCGCAGGGTAAGGTTATGACGTGCGAAGCGCCGTTTACGGCGGTGGGGGCGCACACGAAGAACGCTGCGCTCAGCAGCGCGGTGACGTTGACGGCGCCGGCGGGAGTTAATGCACTCAAAATCCAGGCGGAGACGAAGGCGGTGAGGTACCGGTTGGATGGGACTGCGCCGGATGCGACGACCGGCTTTACAATCGCCGCCGGCGCGTTGGTCACTATTCAGACCGGACCGGGCGGAGTAATCAAGATCATCGAAGCGGAAGCCTCGGCGACTGTGCAGTATCAGTGGGGGTTGGTGTGAGTATCGCGCTCAGCGACCTGGTGGCGCGTTTGCAGGCCGACATTCCGGCGCGCGGCGGCTCGCCTTCTTCGGCGCAGTATATCCGGGCGGTCGAAGATGCGGTGGCGGATTACTCGCGGCGCAAGCCGATGACGCGCTACGCGACGATTAACGTGGTGAGCGGGACGGCGACGTATAGTTTGCCGGAAGATTTTTTGTTTCTCATCCGATTGGACCCATTTGCGGCGCGGGATGGTGTGATCTACACAGCAGCGGGATTGGTTCCCACATCAGTGAGCAGCATCGTGGAGCGTTATACGGTGAATGGCTTGACGATGACGTTCACGCCGACGCCGAGTTATACGTTGGCGCGCGATTTGTGCTACGCGGCGGCGCACGCGCTCGATGATGAGGACGAGTACCCGTACATGACGTTCGAGGATACGGCGCTATTGATGTTGAAGGCGCAGGCATTGGCGCTGCGCATGCAGGCGTTCAGTCTGATTACGTCAGGGACGGGGGAGATCGTGGAGTATGCGATCGGCGACGAGCGAGTGAAGAAGTCGTCGCCCTCCGAGCGGTTGAGTGCGGCGGCCAGCAGCCTGGAAGCGCAGTATTTGCAGGCGTTGCAACGCGCGGTGGGGACGGTGGGCGCGCGGGCGCGGTATAGCGAGGCGGGAGGGCTGTTGTGAACGTGGAGGGCGACCAGGATGGTCGCGGTCCCAGGGGATGATGGATTGGACGCAGGCGGCGGCAGACCTGGCGGTGGTGCGCGGGGATAACGCGCAGAGCATTACGATCCGGCGCGGGGCGACGACGTTGACGGCGCAGAGCGTGCGCATCGCGCGGATGGGCGGCGCGGGGAGTGCACGTCAAGACGGGCAAACACGCGAGAGTTACGGGCGGGTGGTGGTGATGTTCGGGACGAGCGGGGACGTGCAGCCGGGCGACCGGTTCAACGACGGTGCGGGGGTGCTGTATGAGGTGGTGTTTGTGAGGCCGAATCGCCGGGCGGCGGTGGTGGCGGAGGCGGAGGCGGTACAGTGAGAGGGGGAGAGCAGGATTCCCAGAATGATAGGATGGGATTCGGAATTGAGCAAGCCGTTGACGTTTAGGTGGGTGAAGAGGCCGAGCGATCTCAACAAACGAATTGAGCAGGAGTTTGGAGAGGGGGGGCGGATTTACGTGGCGTTGCACGCGCTGGCGGCGCACTGGGGGGCCTCGGTGCAGAATGCGGCGCGCGGCGGGGCAAAGTGGGAAGATCGCACGGGGAACGCGCGCAGTGGGCTGTTTTTTGCGGTGGATGGGTTTGGCCTGGGGCCGGTGGTGGGGAGTGTGACGGCGAACCAGGCGCTAAAGACGGACACGGCGACGATTTCAGGGAGTGCGACGCGGTTGGTGATCGCGTTGGGGCACACGGTCTTTTACGGCAAGTTTTTGGAGTTGAACGGGCGTTACGCGATTGTGATGAGCACGTTGGAGAGTAATCTTGGCCGGCTGGAAGGGATGCTGCGGGGACTGCTCCGGTAGACAGTAGCCAGTAGACGGTAAACGGGGGACGGATGGCGTTAATCGATCAAATTACACGATTGTTCACCGGTTGGCGGCGGCGCGAGAAGAGCGTCAAGACGACGACGGTTGAGTTGACTGCGGAGCGACCGGGGAAGCGCGGGGCCGGGGTGGATATGGCGCGAATGGAGGCCGACCGGACGCGCGCGGCGGTGGTGAAGACGTGCCAGCAGATGTATGACGAGGATCCGCGCGCGGACGGAGTGCTGCACACGCTGGCGCGGGACATCGTGGGGATCGGGTTCGCGGTTTCGACGGGGAATCCACAGGCGGATGAGATCGCGACGGGGCTGATCGAGCGTCTGGGGTTGGTGGCGCGGTTGGATGATTGGGTGCGGTTGAGTGCACGGGATGGGGATAGCTTCCTCGAGGTGGAGGTGAGCGACGCGCGGGAGATCGTGGGGGTGACGCGCAAGCCGACATTGGAGATGCACCGCAACTCGAACACGCGCGACGAGTTCGACGATCCGCGTTATGCGTTCTGGTGGAGCGACGAGCCGCACACGTGGGGGATTCCAGGGCCGAACGATGCGCTGTGGTTTGCGGAATGGCAGATCGTCCACGCGCGGTGGAATCACGACGAGGGGAAGCGGTACGGGCGGCCGCTCTTCCGCAGCGCCACAGGGCCGTGGAAGCGCATCGTCGAGGGAGAAACGGACGTGGCGACCCGACGCAAGACGCGCGCGGGGATGAAGTACCTTCACCTGTTCCCCCCCGGCACGACGCCTGAGGAGATCGAGAAGTACAAAAAGACCAATGCCGAGATTCTCGATAGCCCGCTGGCGGCGATTCAGGATTTCTTCGGCACGGCGGAGCTCAAGACGGTCGAGGGCGACGCGCGGGTTTCGGACATCGAGGATATTTTGCACCACATCCGTACCTGGTGGGTGGCCTCGCCGGTGCCGATGAGCTTGTTGGCCTACGGACAGGATTTGAACCGCGACGTCCTGGAGAAGCAGAAGGAGCAGTACGACGAGGCGCTTGGTGAGCTGCGACCCTGGCTGCAATACGAGATTTTGACGCCGTTGTTCGAGCTGGCGTGGTTGCTGGCGGGGATTCTGCCGGAGACGCTGGCGGTGGAGTATCACTGGAAGGCGAAGCACGTGTTGAAGCCAGCGGACCTGCGCGACATTGCAGACGCGGCGCTGCGGCTGCGGGCGCTGGGGTTGGGCGAAGCGGCGATTTGGTCGTTGGTGCAGCGGTTCTTGCCGGAGATCGATTTGGACGCGACGCTTGCGCCCCATGGGGATGAGAGCGAGGGGGGGGCGGCGGCGATGAATGGGAGTCTGGACCGGCTGTTGACGCAGATACCGAGAGCAGGATCATAGCAGGATTTTCAGAATGATAGGATCGGGATTGGATGGGTTGACGGTGGGGACGGTGGATGCGGCGCGGCAAGCGGCGTTGATCCGTATCCATTTGGCGCTGATTGGGGCGACGCATCAGGGGCTTTTGGCGTTGGGCGAGGCTCTGAGATCGATTCTAGCGAAGAATGTGGGCGAAGATGGAACGTTGGACACGGTGGGCTATTTCTCCGCGCAGCAGGCAATACGGCGCGAGGCCGAAAGTTTCTTTTCCAAGTGGGTGGCGACGTTCCAGGCGTTGCGTTGGCAGGCGGTGACGTTGCCGATCGGCGAGTTGGCGGTGGAGCACGAATGGGCGAGAAGTCATTTAGTCGAAGAGTCGGTTAGTCGGGTAGTCGGGCGGCTGTTGTTGGAGCAAACGGAAGAAGCGCCGGATTTCGATGCGGTGTTCAGGCCGCAGTTGCAGGCGGTGATCGGGGCGGCGAACCAGCGGATTTACAAGGACGGGATTCCGCTGAGCGGGCGCATCTGGAATTTGCAGACGCAGAGTCTCAACGGGATCAATCAGATTTTGGCGCAGGGCGTGGCCGATGGAAACAGCGCGTGGAATATCGCCAAGCTGTTGCAGGAGTATCTGGGGGCCGGGGCGGAGTGTCCGCGGTGGACGAGTACACGGTTGTATGCGCGGACGAAGCAGGATATTGCGAGCGGCGACCGCACGGGGTTGTATTCGCGGGAGGCGTGCGCGGGGCAGGGGGTGGCGTACAACGCGCTGCGCCTGGCGCGGAACGAGATTCAGGTGGCGCATGGTATGGCGACCGACAGTATCTTTGCCAAGATGCCGTGGGTGGAGAAGGAGGCGATCAATCTCAGCCCAAGTCACCCGGATATTGGCTGCGCGTGCGAGGACGTGGTCGTCAATGGGGAGGACGGGACGAACGTTTATCCGAAGGGTGAGATCAGCCTGCCGATTCACGTGCATTGTATGTGCTACAAGACGGCGGTGCTGATGCCGGATGATGCGTTTGTCGAGAAGCTGCGCGGCTGGACGAACGGCTCGCAGCCGTGGCAAGCGATGGACGATTACGCGGGATGGTTGGGGGTGCTGCCGCAGAATGTATTTGCGTTTAGCCTGGCGACGACGCTGCCGAATAATCTGCTGGTGTGGTTGTACGGGGACGAAGACGATCTGGAAGATGTGCTTGGGGATACGACGATGCAGTTGCCGTTGCCGGAAGAGTAAAGCAGGATTTACGGAATGAGAGGATTAACAGGCGTTTTTAACCGTGATTACGCGCGTAATCAAGGTGGGATTTGTGGAATATCAGGGTCAGAAATGACCGTTAAAGCGGATTAACAGACGGTAGACGAGGAAAAAATGACGCCTTTTGTGATTGCCGGATTTATGCATCCACGGGATGGGTACGGCTACGGGACGTTGAAGATCGTCGAGGCGATACGGGCGATGAAGGTTCCGGTGGAGGTGCTGGATTTGGGGGCGCCGGAGTTGAGCGGGAGCGGCGAGCCGTTGCAGCGTTGGTGCATCGACGCGCCGACGCTGGCGATCTGCACGCCGGACTGGATCCCGTTTATCGATACGGGGGCGCATCCGTTGGCGGTGCATACGATGTTCGAGGCGACCAGGTTGCCTGAGGGTTGGGTAGAGAAGCTGAACACGTATGCCGACCAGGTGATCGTGCCGTGCGTGTGGAACTTGATGGTGTTCAAAGAGAACGGGGTGACGGCCCCGATCGATGTGGCGCGGTGGGGAATCGATCCGGGGGACTATTGGCCGTTGGAGCGTCCCAGAGAGAAGGGGAGGCCGTACACGTTTTTGTGGTCGGGGACGCCGGACGGACGCAAGGGGTGGGACGTGGCGTACCGGGCGTTCCGCCAGGCGTTCGGGGATGACGAGGGGGCGCATCTGGTGCTGCACTTCCGGCAGTTGCCGAGCGGGTTGCAGGGGGTGAAGGACGGCAACGTGGAGATGGCGGTAGGGCTGCTTCCACGGTGGCGGTTGCGGGAGATGCTGCGTGATGCGGATTGTTTTGTGTTTCCCTCGCGCGGGGAGGGGTGGGGCTTGCCGCCCCGCGAGGCGGCGGCGACCGGTTTGCCGGTGCTGGCGACGAATTTCAGCGGGTTGGCGGAGGAGATCGACGAGTGGGGCATCCCGATCCGGGTGAAGGGGATGAGCCAGGCGGTCTATGGCGTGTGGGGCGACATCGGGGAGTGGTGCGAACCGGACGTGGATAACGTGGCGGCGCACATGCGGTTTTGTTATGCGGGCCGGAATGACGCGGCGCAGTATGGCGCAGAGGCAGCGGAGTGGCTGGCAAAGCACGCGACGTGGAAACGGACGGCGCGGGAGATGTTGAGCATCCTGCGGGAGGTCTTTTGAATGGACGGGCTGAGGGTTTTGCTCGGTTGCGGGAACGAGGTCAGGCCCGGGTGGACACACGTGGACCGGGTGGCGCTGTGCCACGTGGATGTGGTACACGATCTGGATGTGTATCCGTGGCCGTTCGACGATGACACAGCGGAGCGCATCGAGGCCATCGACTTGTTGGAACATCTGGGTGACACCGTCGCGTTTATGGACGAATGCTGGCGCATCCTCCGGGCTGATGGGGTGCTGCACGTGCAGGCGGTGGGGTGGCAGAGTGAGAATCTGTGGCGCGACCCGACGCATAAGCGCGGGTTTCACGTCGATACGTTTTTGTACTTCGATCCAGACAGCTCGTGGCACCAGTCTTTTGGGCATTTGTATACGGCGCGCACGTGGAAAGTGCTGTGGCGTGATGTGCGCGATGGAAATGTGCTGGTCGAGATGCAACCGAGGAAGGTGCTGAGTTGAGCCTCCGCAGTGCGCTCCTGGACGTGTTGGAAGACGACGCGACGTTGACGGCGACGTTGACGGGCGGGGTGTACGGTGAGGCGGAGATTTCGCGGCAGGGGACGCCGGGGGCGTTCGACGCGAATGGGGAGGTGTTGCCGTGCGCGCTGTTGACGATGGAAGCGGAGGATCCGGCAGGGCCGTTTCCGACCAGCTCGCGGGCGTTTGTGACGGTGTATTTCTATGCGCGGGCGGGGTATAGCGCGATTGATGCGGCGCTGGCGCGGGTGTATGCGCTGCTGCACCGCCAGCGGGTGAGCGATGAAGGCGTGTGGGATATCCGGCACGCGGGAGATGTGCGGGACCAGCGCGATCCGGCGTTGGACTGCGCGATGAGTATGAGCAGGTATACGGTATACCGTAGACGGTAGACAGTAGACGGGAGGCAAGATCATGATGTCGTATTTGAAAAATCGTTTTTATATTCGCGGATGGACTCCATTAGGGGTTTTTAATACGATTCTGGCTTTCATCTGCAATCGAGTTGTTGTTTTGCACAAAGAACGGGGGAAAGTCGTTGGTTGGCACATTGGGCGCGGGACAGATTTCCCGCCCGCGTGAAAGGGGGGTATGGATTATGAGAATTCGGTGGACGGGGCCGCAGGTGGTGAGGCGGATGGTGGAGGGGTACGAGTGGAGCACGGCGACGGGGTTCGTGCAGGAGGTGACGGACGCCAATCTGGTGGTGGAGTTGCTCACGGAGCCGTACGGGGCGTTTGTAATCGACCGGGACGATGCGATATGTGCGTTGGCGGGGATAGGCCCACAGCGGGCGGCGAATATGGCGTTGGCCGGGGTGGTGACGCTGGCAGATTTGGCGGCGTTGGATGAGGCCGGGATAAAACGGCTGGACATAAAGGCGTGGGCCAGCGCGAAGCAGATTCGCGCGTGGGTACAACAAGCGCGTGAGATTTTGCATTACACAATTGAGGATCAGGAGGCAGAGGCATGACAACGTATTATGGACAAAAACCGTTTGGGATTTACGACATCAAGCTGACCAACATCGCGGGGTCTACGCAGGTGACATTGCCTTATGCGCAGACGATGGGCTTCAGCGAGCGGCTGGTGAGCGGCGAGCTGCGCGGGGATGGCAAGACCGTGGCCGTGGTTAGTGAGGTGGACGCGGTAGAGGCGAGCCTGGAAGCGGGCGGGATTAGCCTGGAAGCCTACGCGCTGATGAGCGGGCGCACGGTGGCGACCAGCGGGACGACGCCGAATCGTGTGAGCACGTTGACCGGCAAGGGCGCGGAGCGGTTCCCGTACTTCAAAGTTTACGGGAAGAGTTTGGCGGATGGCGAGGACGACGTACACGTCAAGCTGTTCAAGTGCAAGCTCACTAACGGGCTGGAAGGCAGCCTGGGCGACGGCGAGTTTATGATGTCGAATATGGCGTCGATCATCTGCATTGATGATGGGACGAACGGCATCTTCGACATCGTTCAGAACGAGACGGCGGCGGCGTTGCCGGCGACGTAGGTTTTGGCAATCAGCTTTCAGTGGTCAGCTATCAGCATTAACGGGCGTTTTTTGGCAAGGTAGACGGTAGACCGGAGACGGTAGACGGGGTTATTTCTGCCCGGAAACGTCCGTTAATGGATATTAACGGACTACAGCAGGATTGACAGAATCAGAGGATAAGGGGTGAGACTATGGATTTGCAGACGTGGAGAAAGGTACAGCAGGATGGGGTGGAGATGGAGCTACCCTCCGGGCTGGTGGTGCGGTTGGTGCGGGTGAGTATGATCGATCTGGCGTTGCGGGGGGATGTGCCCGCGCCGTTGGTTCCTGCGGTGAACCAGGTGATGAATAAGGGCATCGGTAATCTGACGGTGGAAAACGCCGCCGAGCATGAGGGCGCGATCAACCTGGTGGTGAAGGCGGCGGTGGTGGATCCGCCGGTGAAGGATAAACCGGACGAGAAGAGCCTAGGCGTGAACGAACTGCCGATTGTGGATCGACTGGCGATCTTCCGCGAGTGTAACCGGTACGGGGAGCAATTGCGCCCCTTTCGTCGAGAATCCCCGGCTGCTGTGGAATCTGCATAGTCTCTGTACGGCTTACGGGCAACGGCCTTCCAGCTATTTGGGGCTGGATGGGGAGAGTTGGGAGGCGTACCAGGTGGATTTGGCGTGCTTGCACGTGGGGCGTGACGTGGAGGAGCGCGTGCGGAAGAAGCGCCCGTTGCCGTGGCAGCAGAAGGGTCGCCCGGCGGCGGGTGGGTTCGCGCGATTGAGCGGGCGGGCGCGGAAGGTGAAAGTGCCGGAGAGTGGAATCTGGTAGACGGTAGTCGGTAGACAGTAGACAGGGGGGAGCGTGGCGATTCAGTTAGGGAGTGCTTACGGGAAGGTTGAGCTGGATGCGCAGGGCGTGAAGAAAGGGTCACGCGAGGCGCAGGACGCGCTCAGTGGTTTGGAGAAGTCGGTCAATGACGTGTTCAACTTCTCGATGGGCAACCTGGCGGCGCAGGGCATCGGAAAGTTGATCAGCAGCACGGGCCAGTTGTATAGCGAAGTGCGCGGGCTGACGACGGGGTTCCAGTCGCAGATGGCGATCATGTCCACGGCGGTCGATCCGGCGACGGCCTCATTGGAGACGCTGAAAGACGCGGCGTTCGCGGTGGGCGGCGACATCACGCTGGTGGGGATCGACGCGGAGCAGGCAGCGGGGTCGATGACGGACTTGTTCAAGAGTGGGAAGGACGTGAGCGACGTCTTCGGCGACTTGCAAGGCTATATGGCCGGGACGAGCGAACTGGGCGGGATTCTGCGCGCCTCGGTAGACTTGCAAGCGGCGTCGATGCTCGATCTGGATGGCGCGACTACGCTGGTCAATTCGACGATGAGCACTTACGGGCTGACCGCACAAGATGCGGTCGATATCACGAATAATTTTGTAAAAACGGCGGACGCGAGCCAGGCTGAGGTGACCGATCTGGCGGCGGCGCACCAGAATGCGGCGATTGTGCTGGCCTCGTTTGGATACACCCTCGAAGATACCAATACCGCGCTGGCCTTGCTGAGCGAAAATGCGCTGAAAGGCGCGGAAGCGGGCACGAGTTTGCGGGCGATGATCAACAATATGCTGCGGCCCACAAAAAAGACGGCGGAGGCATGGCAGGAACTCAACATCAGCCTGTACGATAGCGAGGGGCAGCTCAAAAAGATGCCGCAGTTGATCGGGGAACTGGTCCCGGCGTTGCAGAATGTGACCACCGAACGGCGCAATGAGTTGGTGTATTTGCTGGCCGGGGCGGATGGGCAGCGGGCGCTCAATATTCTGTTGAGCAAGGGGGCGGACGGCTGGCGCGAGATGGAGCAGGCCATTGCCGGGGCGTCGAGCGCGCAAGAGGTAGCGGCGGCGCGTGCGGATACGCTCAAGGGCGCGCAGGAGGCGCTGGAAGGGACACTCGACACCCTGAAGATCAAGGTAGGGGATGAGTTCATCCCGGTGTGGACGGAGATGACGCAGGGTCTCACCGCGTTCTACGACGAGCACGGGCCGCAGATTGTGGTGGTGGCGGGGAAGATCGCGGATGTGATAACGACGGTGATGGATGCGTTGGAAGGGCTTGATCCGGCGCTGGTGAATTCGGTACTACAGTTGGGGACGGTGCTCTCTGAGGCAGTGGTCGGGATGCAACTGTATGCCGGTGGGGCTTCTGTGGCGCAGGTGGCTTCTCTAGGATGGGCAGCGGCGTTGGGGCCGATTGCGGTGGGACTGGCGGCGGTGGTGTTGAGTGTCGTCGCAGTCAACAAGGCGATTCAGTTGCGCAAGGACATCGTCGAGAAGACGGCAGAGGTCGGCGAGATGTGGTCGAACAAGCTGACCGACATCGCGGGGAACACGACCTCGGCGCAGGACGCGGCGACGGAATACATCAAGGTGCAGGGCGCAGTCAACCAGACTCTCGACGAGAGCAATCAGATCGCAGTGGCCTTCATCGACCGGCAGAAGGTGGCGAATGCCAACTCCGAGGAATTGCACCAGACGTTGCTGACTTCGGCTACCAGTTACGAGGATTATCGCGCGGCGGTACAGAAAGTCAATGAGGCGGTTGCGGAACAGGCGACACGCACAAACTGGCTCGGCGCGGAGGTGGTGGATACCAATGCGCTGATTGATAACAGCGTGTGGGCGGTGGACGAACTGACGTTTGCCCTCCGGCGTGTGGACGAGAGTGGGTTGAATTCGGCGCAGGTGTTCGATCAGTATAGCCAGGCGTTACGTTTGGGCGAGGAGTCGGCAAATGCGGCGCGAGTAGCGACGGGGCTGCTGGCCGCCGAGCAAGCGGATGCGGCAGCAAAGGCCGAGGAGATGGCGACGCTGTACGACACGCTTTCAACGTCGTTGAGCAATACCGGACTGAGCCAGGCGGCAATGACGCGCAAGCAGGGCGAGCTGGCGGCACAGATGGGATACACTACGCGCCTGGCGAACATGCAGGGCAGCGCGATGGATTTGCTGGCGTTCGAGCACGCGCAGGGGCGGCTTTCGTTGGAACAGTATATCGCGGCGGGGCAGCAGGTGCAGGCGGTCCACGAGGATGGTATAGCCGGGTATCAGGCCGTTATGGGCGTGGTGCAGGGGGCGACGGACAAATATTGGGGGATGAGCGCGGCCACGGCGGATTTACCCGGCGCGATGCACGATGTGGCGACGGCGGCGCTGGAAAGCGCGACGGCACAAGAGGAGATGGCGAAGCGCGCGGCGGCGGCCTGGGAGACGTTCTCCGGCAACGTGCGCACGGGGGTGGCGGGCGCGCTGGAAGCCTACAAGGCCGGGAATGCCGAGATGTTGGCCGAGCAGCAGCGCGCGCTCGGAGAGATGCTGTTGGGCCAGACGAACCAGATGTTGGGGATGGGGCAAATCACTCAAGACCAGGCTAACGAGATGAAGGTGGCATTGGCCGACCAGTTCGGCACTGATATTCTGGTCAATGACGTGCAATTGGCGACCGATAAGTTGTTGGAGCTGTTCACCAGTTGGGCTACCGGGGCAGGAACCTCTGCTGCCGAGGTAGTTGACTTCATTCAAAATATCGGCACGGAGAGCGCGACGCTGGCGAGAGACGCGGAGGCCGACATCCAGGCACAATTGACGGCGTGGGAGACGCTGAAAACGGATACGGGTACCGCCAGCACGGATATTATCGGCAAGATGGGCGAGATGGGGATCGCGTTCGACGATGAGGGCAGCGCTATTGAAGGGGCGCTCGGGGATGCGGGCGCGGCAGCCGGAACAATGGCCGGTGATGTAGAGGGCGCGGCCGGGCGCGCGGTGACAGCGATCGGGAGCATCAGCAATGCGATCGAGACGCTGCCGGATTATAAGAAGATCGAGATTGAAGTGGTCAAGACGGGCGACGATGCTTTCGATTTCGGGTCGCCGCAGTTCCGCTTCTTCTATGCGCTGGAAGACCTGGTGGAGTATGCACAGGCGCATCCGGTGGAGATCGATGTGGCGAGCCGGATGGATGGCGGGATGGCGCTGGCCGCGCCGATGATGGCGGC